CTGCCTTATCCATTTAATTATCTGTCAATGACTTATGGCTGAACGGGGGCTGGCTCAGTATCTAAAAAAATATCAAATCGCTTAAATAAGCCCACCAGACTATCGAATATTTCTCAACATACCACAGCCAATTTTTCTTATTCGCCCGTCTCAACACACCAGCCTTCCTGTTCTTTGTCAGGTAAACGATACCTTCCCCTGCGTCGGTTGCCATAGGGAATACCCTGTTGTTTCTCCAAGTTATCCCTGCGGTTTTAAAAACCATATCCCTATCGAGTTCCATTATATTCCTCAGTAAATCCTATTGTAATTGTCCATTCCATATACTGCATATAGCAATCCCTCTCCACTTGGTTTATCATTTCGCATACCTGTTTCTTTAACTCTTTTTCGTCTTCCGCGCCTTTTATTATTAACGCGTTATTAACGTCCATATCATAGAAACTATAAATCCGCCTACTCCACCAATAATAAAGGATTTAAGCGCTTCCTCTAATGTATAATTTTCATCAAAAAATTTTTTCATAATTACCTTTTTTACTTAACCAATTATTCCCCGTTACTGAAAAGGTATATGAGTTCATTCAGTTTGTCCCATTTTCCGATATGGTAACGCCTGTCTATTTCTGCTTCGGGGGAAGGGTTCAACTCATTCGCCATTAAATCCCCCGCTATTCTGTTAGCCTCCGTCTGCAGGGTGCTGATAATGTCTTCGGCACTTATATAAGCCGATGTGTTTTCTTCGCTGCAGTACTGCGTTGCAAGCGCGCTGCCGCTATGCAGGGCTGCGCTTTTCTCGTTTATATACAATTTTCTCATATTTTCATTCACTTCTATGTCTTCGTTGGTGTTGGAAGGGTACATTCCTGTAAAGTCTTTACTTAAGTACATATTTTCATTTCTACATATGCTGCGTTATGATTGATATAGCTGTCTATTTCCCGGGCTCTATATTCAGTTCCCAAATCTCTTCTCCGTTCTGTATTGAAGTCAGTATCCTGTATCCAACCAATTTTATGAATATCCGGAAATAAGTTTGTTTACCGTTGATAGCTGTGTCCTTTTTCTTGCAATCAAATTTTCCTCCTGTATTATTGTTGCTGCCTATAATTTTATAGATATTCACCATATCCCCTATATCATTTTTTTTTTCAGGATTTTTCCTTTCGGGAAAAAGGCGTCGATTTCGTCTTGATAGTGTTGAAGCAGGGGCAGGATTTCTTCGCGGGACTTTCCTTCCCTTTCAAGGGCTATATAAATAGACTCCAACTCCTTCATTTGCATTCCTCAGTAAATCCTATTGTGATTGTCCAGTTCTTTCTGTGCGCGATAGGCTTTAAACCGTCTTCTGTATCGATGTTTAAAGTTACCACCTGCCCGTAGCCCTGTTCCTCCTCGAGCATTTGCTCGAAAACATTTCTAAGCTCATTCTTTTCAACCTCTGTCATTTCCTTTTTTATTAACGATATTGAAATTTTATTAAATGTACAGGGAATTTTGGAATAAAATAAAAATTCACCCGCATCGTCTCGACGAAGGTGGAATTATACATACCTAAAATTTATAAACAAACGCTTCCCGTTTTTAACGCCCGGGAAAAGGCGGTATTTCTAGTCTTTCAAAAGAACCTTCAAGCCCTTGGCTACATTCAGGAGAAGTTCCTTTGGAACGATAATCTGTTCCTGCGCCATTTCAACCTGTTCATTCTCAAAGCGGGTTTCTCCGTCAACGGTAGGAGGGGGGCGTCATAGCCGAATAGTCCTTCTTCTTTTCGTTGAAGAATTCCTGAGCCTCCGATACTTTCTCGAAAAGGTGCTTGCTTGAAATAAGGTTTTCATACTTCGGGGTGATCGTCACCGACTGAAAAATAATTTCTTTTGCCATATACATTAAATTTTAAATATTGCAGTTCCTAAATACAAGACTGATACCTGAGAAACCGTCCCACAGTTCTTTTGAGGAATCCGTCCAAAACACAAGATTCTTTTCAAGTTCATCAACCAAGCGCGGATCGTCATTTTTAAAATCGCCCTCTTCCTTGATAGCCCTGAAATTGTTAAGCATAGCCTGAGCTATCTCGAAGCAGTCCTTGGCTAAATCTACCGTCATTTTTTGACTGTCGATGCAAAATTTGCAGTTTGCCATTTGTTCCTTTACTGCACTTGATAGGTGTTTTAAAATTTCTGTCATAATTTTATTTTTAAAAATTTTACTTGTTGTTGTTTTCTGTCGTCCTGACATTGGCAAATATATTCCGTTTATTTTTTATTCCCAAGTTTTGTGATCATTCGCCCAAGGCTGTTGCTTCTATTTCGTTTTTCTATTCTTTTATTTCTCAGTTCGTCTTTGTGTTCCTCCCTATACTTCTTAAAATATTCTATACGGTGTTCCCTATGTTCTTGACGATATTTTTTAGTATGTTCTTTTAGTTCCTCTTCTGTGTATTTTGTTTTGGCTTCTGAAATTTTCTTCTTTGTTTCCTCGCTATGTTTTTTTCCTGTCATTGGATGCCCGTTCTTTTTAAGCCACTCTGATACTTTTTTACCGGCTCTTTCTTTGACTGTTCCATAGTTTGCATTATACACCCTGTCACACCACTCCAAATTATCAACCCTATTGTTGGTTTTATTCTCGTCCTTGTGGTTAACTTCTTCCAATCCCAGCGGATTTGGGATAAACGTTTCCGCGACAAGTCTATGGACTCTTGCATTTTCTGATACACCGTCTTTTTGCAAATTTACAAACTGATAGCCTGAGCCGCTTATTCCCGGTTTCAACACTCTTCCTTTGAAAAGCCTTGGGGCGTTTCCCCAATTGTTTACTCCGTACCTATCAAGTGACCTAACCCTACCAAGATTGCTGACTTGGTAGCAACCTTCATAATTTTTTATATCAGCCCAAACTTCTATCTCTCTCTCTCCAACCATTTTTCCCATAGTTTACTGAAATTAGGCTTATTGTCCCAAGAGTCTATAATTTTATCGTAGTACTCAAAGAACTTCTTCAACACCTTTATATCCACTCCTTCCTTTAATTTTTCTTGTGAGCAGAAATTTTTAAGTTTTTCTGAATTCGTCTTGGGTGTAGCTTCCTTGGGCTTCTCGGGCATTTCTGCGCTCCAACGGGTGTTCGCTCCGCCGGGGTAATTGAATACAACGTCCCCCTTGCCGTTGACTATCTTCAACGCGGAAATGACGTCATCCTCGTACCTAATCTCGGCAGCCTTAAAAGTCTCGTATTTGTCAGCCTGAACTATTACCCTCGGGGCGGTGTACAGCTCGCGTCCGAGGCCAAGGGCGACACAGGCTCTTTTGAACGCTGAACTTGCAACCGCTTTTTCCTTCTCAAAGTTTCCTTCACTGCCTGCGTTCCATCGCCAAAGCCATTCTCCGCTTTTCTTATCCCGAACAGCAATTCCACAATAAGTGACTCCGTTTACCTCCTTATAATCACACTGCCAATCATCACCAAATGTCTCATCCATTAGGTTGTAACTGCAACGGCAATCCTGATAAAGCAGCAACTCGCAATACCCATTTTCAAAATTCCGTCCTCGACGAATTTCGATTTCATTAGCCCTTAATTTTCTAAACTTCATAATATTAAAAAAAATCACCCTCGGGAAGCAGTAGGAGTTGCATTCCCAAGGGGTTTTTTATTCTTCTTATCGTTTGGCGGCTCCTACCCCGCTCCTGATTATCTTTTGGGGTTGCTACTCAAGTTGCCCTGTTAACTTCGCAACCCCGCGTTTGAAATGTGTTTCTTGGTATTCTAAATATACAGAAAAGAATTTTATCTTTCCGAAGTGATTTCCTTCTCTATATCTTCAACCTGTTGATCATTCAAATTGGATATTTCTTCCAACTGCCTTAAAATTTCCATTAGTCTTTCCATAGTTCCATTTGTTTATAGGGGTGTTCCCTTTCTATTGTTATGTTAAGTTTCTTTTCCAGTGCCTCGCACTCTTCGTAATTCAAACAGCATACATCCTCGAGCAGCTGTATGTACTCAATAAATTTCTTGTCTACCATATAAATATTTGTTTGTTTTGAAAAGTTATGTCAAACGTACAAGAAATTTTATTGTGTTTAGGAAGTGCTCAATTTTTTTCTTTTTTTATATTATATGTTGAAACTTTTGAAAATTTTAGTATATTTATAAACGAAAGGCAACTTGGACTTGTCTTTCCTATCCGTCTCGTTCAAAATAGAAATATTTGCAAACTGCATATATTAGTACTTCATAGAGCCTAAGCGGATAGGGGCGAAATGAAGTACTTTTTTTATATCTTTATTAAAATTTGAATACAGGGGCGGGCAGTACCCTCTGCACTGAGCAGTTAAAGACTTGCCGCGGCAGCGTCGGTCAGCCGGAAGGAACAGACGCGGTGAACGACACACTTGAAAAGTCCGTTTGAAAATTTTAATACAAATCAGCCTTGGATCTATCCGCTAAATGACCGCTCTGACAAGGCTAAGCAAAGTGTTTAAGAGGGGATGCGCAAAGACACAGGTATGGGACAGGCGTCTGTGGAAACACAGCGAATAGCGAGTACCGCGCAAATAGCCCAACGCTATGTAAGTCGCTAAGCGAAGGCAGTTGGTAAGACTTCGCTGCTGAAATGGAACCTCAACAGGAGTACAGCCATTAAAAAGCATATGTCGCAGCAATCATAGATTATATGGTTGTAGGGGACAATTATGCTTCTTACATTTCCTAACAGGAGTATTAGATTGTATGGAAAACACCGGAGTTAAAGAACTCCGGATTCTTAACACAGGCGAAGCGTCCGTTCTTTCGGCTCAGCAAGCGTCGAAAAAGCTTGCAAATCGGCTCAGATACTCTGGGTTATATAGATGTTAATTATTAAATAATCTTTTATAATAAAATAATAAAAATTTAAATAGATAATTTTCTAAAATTTGCTAAGCAATTGATCGATTTTATTTTCTTTCAATCAGCTTTTTTCTGTATATTTAATTCAAGGTTTAATAAATAGTTCGGTATGGGAAAAGGGAGTGACAAGGGTTCCAAAGAGGGTTGGAAACGTACAGCGCTGGGTGAGGTGTATCGGTTTCCAAGCACCCGCTCTCAGAAGATTCCGCTTGGCACCCCCCGACTCACACTGAAAAACAGACTCTTCTCAATTTGGTATCCCGATTACTCGCCATATTTGATTGACGAAGTTTCCACTGCCCGACAGGTTCGCAGCAGTATGAGACGCATCCTCGGCGCCAAAAAGGACATTGTCATTGCAGTGAACGGCAATAGGGATGTGTCAAAGAAAACAAACCGATACTGTATCGAGTATTACTGCCTGCTGCCTACTTCCACCGTTCCAAACGCCGAGCAGATAGCAGAAATTAAAAAAATCTGCAGCACCCCTATTCCGATAAGCGAGTAATTTGTTACCTTTGCGGCTATGGTACTCGAAAAATACATAGCCGAATGGGCGGGAAGAAAAAGAATATCCCAAACCCCGAAAGAAAAATACCTGACAGTCTGCAGGGAAGAAGACGGTGTGGCGGTTCTCGCTGACGTCAATGGAAAAATATTCAAAGTACCCCTGAAAGATAAAAAACTTCTGTTCCTCACACTCGACTTGCTGTATGCCGAGTGGAAATTAAGTTCGATGTAATGTAATTTTATCCCCGGGAGGGGCTTTTCACCGCGAACGGATGTAATCTTACCTCTATTCGTTACAGAAACGCCCGAATTTGGCAGCACATTTGACGCTGGTGGCGCGTTAAGCGCAAAAAGGTATAGGAGTGCCACCTTGCCTCTTTAAGGGGCTGAAAAGGGCTCATTTCGAATTATCCCTTTCAAACTGTCGCGCAATCGCTGCAGCGTCCTCATAGAAGTCCTCATAGTCATCAATAGTACCGTCTTCCTCGAGGTGGCTGTCCAACGCGCCCCTGACTGCCATTTCAGCGACTTCCAAACCGAAATCTTCCTGTTCAGACAGAACCGTCGCAAAATAGAAGATGTCTTTCTCGCTAACCATAATTTTCAATTTCCTTTGAAATTTCACTTATAGCATCGGGGTTAGCCCAATCAGGGTGAACGGTGAACCGCCTGTCGCCTAATTTGAAGTGAATGGCTTCCGGTGACGATGACGGGAGGACAGTCAGTTTCTTTCCCTTGTAGGTAATGCTGTCTTCCTCCCCGGTAAGGAGAGCGTTCAAATTCTTAATCATAGCACCGCGAATTTAAGAAAAAATCGGTATGCCCATACCGAACTATACCGAAATCGGTAAAATTTTCCAAAATGACGGGCAAATCAGGGTAAAATTGTCGAATTGTCCCGAACGGGAACAAAATACAATAAATTACAGATAAAGTGCGATTTCGGGGCTTAATCTGTAACTTTTTCGATAATTGCGGTAATTATTACCGCAAAATAAACTAACGGGATTTCGGCAGTTGAATGCCACCAGTCTTGATTTTAATGTAAATTTTAGCAGCAAATAATAACGCGCATAAAACAGTAAAAACGAATGTTCCCCAGAAGAATTTTGGAATATATTTTTTTTCCTTAATCACCTCAACGGGATAAGGTTCTTTTACATATTGAATTGAATCGCGGTATTGTATCCTGTCCTTATATACAATCCGCTGTTTTATCGGTTCCTCAACAAGTTCGCCCTTTATTGTGAAATTTGAAGTATCTGCATAGGCTTTCATAGAAGAGTGAACACCTTTGATTTTCAAACTGTCGAGCAAGCCTGTATAATCCCTGTTTACCGTCTTATGGTGAATTATCGTCGAGTCCTTATAGTTGATTGCAACGCTGTCCCTGACGGTTGTATTATTCTCCGAGGGCAGGTATTTATAAACGACGCAGCCCCCGAGAAGGAGGCAGGTAAAAAGTATTGCAAAAATTTTCTTCATAGTTAAACAGTAAGACTGAATACCTTTTTCCGTTGGAAGCCGTTGTTGGAACGGAGCTGGAAGTGTACCCACTTATCTCCCTTCTTATTGCTCTCAATTATGGCTTCGTCGAACATTTTATCTTTCAAATAGTCAACAACAAATTTCTTGAACGCTTCAAAATCGCCGTTCGCGGGCTGTAAATCGGCTGCTAAGCCCTTTTTATGAAGTGATGTGGGTTGCCCTCCCACAGCCTCGTTCAGGGCGTCACAACGGAACCCTGAGCTCACATTTATACCCGAGCCCCAAGCCTCCCTCATATCGTCAAGAAAAGCCGCTAATTCCTTCAAATTTTCAACTACCTCCCAAGAAGGGCTGTTAAGTATGCTCTTCTGTTTTGCCACAGAAGACTCAAGAAACTCTTCGAGCCGAAAGTATTCAGAAAATTTTGCAGACATAGTTGGTTTAAATGTAAGGTTCCAATTATTGCGAAAAGCATTTTATTCTTCTTTATTCGTCTTTATCTTCCCCGACGGTGAATTCAGTTTCGCCGCGTTTTAATTTTGCTGTTTTACCCGCGTCTATCGAGTGCACCACAGCCCCGAGAGTAGCCCAAGCGAACAGCTCCGCAGCCCCCTGTAACGCTGATGGGGAAATAGCCCCCAAGGGCGGAAGGAAAAATGAAACCACAAGCAGAAAGACTGCTATTCCACCAAAAACCCAAAAGTATAGGTTATTTGCAAGATAATTGGAATAAAACTGTTTCATAGCCCCTAATATGTTTCATAACAGTCATCCACAGGTAGCAATATGTTGAGTGTAGCATAAGCGCCCGCGCACTCGGATTCAAAGCGTTCTGTGAATGTATTTATCGTAGCGTTACCCTCCATACCGAAGTCTTCATTTTCGAGACGGAGAATGATATTAGAAAGGGTGTCTACTCCCGTCGACTGTACAAGCAGCCTGTTATCCCCCGAGGCGGTAAGCCTGTCGACATAGAAGAATGTGAAATTGTAACGAATAAAGCCATCTTCCAATGTATGTTGCCCCTGAGTTGCCACAAATGCCCCATATATTTGTGTCTTCGTTTCGTTAAGCTGATAGACGCTTCCCTCCATAGCACTTTTAACACTCGGTTGCTCAAGGGCAATCTCTAATATTTTTGAGACGACATCGTATAACTTAGCCATATCTTCCTTTTTATAATGAATATAAAAAAATGATAATTGTATATTTGGAATGACGCTCTTTGAAAAGAGAAGTCATCATATAAATATGTTTTTTGATCAAGTTCCTGGGGCTGTTCGTTGTGAAATGCGCAGCCCCTAAGCCATTTTTAGATGCCTTTAATTAAAAAAACCTTCCGGATCCGGAAGGTTTTTTTGCTAGGCGTCCTGCACAGTCCAACCGTTAGGTATGCCATCATTACCAGAAGGCCAAGACGACATATTTGGATTCTTGACAAAGGTTCCCGTTCCTGAAACATACGAAGTCCACTCTCCCGTCGGTAGTGTACTTGACAAATCTGTTGCGAGGCATTTAATGCAATTAAGCGAGGAGCAATAATAGAATGCCTGAAAATAACAGAAATCAGCGAGCACCGAAGCAGGAAGTTCAGGGGCTCTAACAAGTGAAGAACAGGTGTGAAAAATATAGGAATAACAGAACGGGGCTATGGTTGTTGCAGGAAGAATATTCGGGGCTGAAATAAGAGAAGTACAACCCTGAAACATTCGGAAATAACAGTATCGCGTAATCAGAGTTGCAGGAAGTATCAGATGGCTCGCGTCAACCAAGTGTGAATCTTGGAAGAAACTTTGAAAAACAGACTCTTCAGTAAACGTTGTTTTGCCTGTAAAATTATCACCATAAATTAACGACATCATATTGCCGTAAGCATTAAAGTAAACATCGGAACTGTCTATAACCTTGTCTCCGTATGATCCGTTTGTCCCCTTGAATAAAACCTTGTCGCCCGCTGATACACTAATACTGTCTCCGGCAGATACGGAAGTCCAAGAAGATCCATTATTTGTGGAATATGATATTGTTTTGCTGCCCAAGTTGTTGGTAAAGTTTATAGTGCCACCTGTCAGTATCTCGAAAGTTGTATAAAGGCTCGAATAATCGACAGGTGAACCACCTTCAAAAACCACCTCCGTCCCATAATAGGCTTTTGTGGATCCGCTCACCCCCATATAGAGGGCAAGCGGTGTCTCGTTTCCAAATTTAAGATTTCCCATATTTCTTAAATTTTAGAAAAATTAAATTATGATATAGAGAGTGCTTGCATCAACCGTTCCGGCTTGTACCAAAGCGTCATAATCGGATTGAGAAAGGGCTGACACCTTCGCGGAAAGGACACCGTTGCTGTCAATCGAAAGCCCGTTGCCTACCTTGACACCGCCAAGTGAGGAAGAAGAAGCTGTTGGAAGCTCAGGGTTCGCAAGGTTATAATATGATTTTGACACACTGCCATCTGAGGCAAGCCTCATAACACAAAGCACAGTATTGTTCTCCAAAAGGCTGATAATCAAGGTTGTGCCGTCGTTTCCTATTGAAAGCGCAGGATACCTGTTCACCCTGACGACAGAGAGTATTCTCGCAAGCATTTCCTTATTCGACACATAGGCGGTATAAAGCCCATACAGTACACTATATGCAGCCGCTAAGTCAGTCTGAGAAGCGCTGTCATCTATCCACAGACATTCGATATTGTTCCATCTGCCCTGTTCATAGCGGTAAATATTTCCGTTGTAAGGAATAGGAATGGAAATAGTGGCTTCGGTTAAAGTAATATTCTCAAGAACACCGGTATTGTGATATAAGCCGCCGGGGGCAAGAGTTGAATAAACTGTTCCGTTTTCTATTTTTGCATATATGCGGTTGTCGAAATACTGATACTCGGATGTAAGCTGTACATAGGCATAGCCCTGTGCTTCGTCCCTGATTTCAGCACCTCCCTGCCCGTCAAAGCGGTATATGGTTCTATATCCCGAATGGTAATAGACTTCACCTTCGCCCTCAAGCCCTTCGATTGAGAAAGTATATCCAGACATAGAGCTTGAAGTATTGCCTGACTTAACAAAAGCGGTAAGTCCCTCATAAGGCTCTGTAACAGCCGAAAGAGCATCTACTATTATATAGTTCTGCTGAGAACTTCCGCCCTCTGCAGAAATAGTCCCGTCAGCTGCGACACTTATGCCCGAGCCGATTTTAACGCCGCCAAGACGGCTGCCAGTTGCAGTGGGGAGCACATAGCTGCCGCCGCCTCCGCCAAATATTGTCGAAAGATTTATAATCATAACCCTATCCTCCTATTAATAAATAACAGTAACTTCTCCGCTGTTGCCTGAAAGACGGAAGAACATTCCCTTTGCGCATCCGTTAACGATAAGTGTTTCGTTGGCGGGCGTCGATTCGGTATAGGCGGTGTAATCATAGCCATTGGCAGAATACTGAAGAGTATAGCCTGAGGCTGAAGGGCTGACGCTGAATGAGTGCGCGCAAACTTGGAAGGGCGTTTCGCCCGATACTTTAATTGGTTGCATAACTTAAACTTTTGTTTTCTAACTTAATTATGTTTATTTTGAATATAATTTCTAACGAAGGCGTTTCCCCCTTGGGCCGCCAAGAAAAAGTCCGCTCGAAGCCGAAGAATTCAAATGGGCTTTCATCTGCCCGCAGGCACATTCGTCGAGCTCAGGAATTGAACCCTTGTTTGAAAGGACGAACCTGAGCAGTTCTCTCGCATAGGAGTCCGCCTTTTTGGCATACCATCCTATGACAGTCGGAATATCTTCCACACCAAGCGTCCTGATATTCTCGTCCTGAGCCTGCGTTATTCCGAAATTGGTTATCTTCACACCGGCAATAGGAATAACCTTGGCAATGGCTGAATAGGCAAGAAAATATTGTGCTTTCTCCAAAATTTCCCTGTATATTTCAAAACCTTCCTGTTTTATTTCACCGCTCTGAACCAACCCCTTGAGTCTCGAAACCAAAGCGTTTCCGAGATATATGGTAAGTTCTACATCCTGACTTTCCCTGACTGCGGGAAGCAGGTAAGCAGCGCTCATATTGTCGTCTATGTTTGTAAACGACTTGACAAATTTTTCCGAAGTTAAAAGTACCGTTGCCATATTACTTGACTGATATTACTGTTTCTTTCTTATCTGAGCTCCAATCGATAGTCATAGGGGTGAATACCAAAACATCCTTCTGTTCAAGAATTTTCTCGAATGCGAGCTTGATTATTTTCTGTATAGGTATTATAACCGTTGTGTTGAACAGCTTCCAAGCTTCCTGTATGTCCTGATCCGAAAAACCAATATTTTCCGACGGCAATCCGAATATTACAGGCTGCGCCCTGTAAGCAGAATAAATTTCCTGTTTTGTGGCTTTACTGAGAGACTGATACCTTTCTCCGAAATTGTCAATGTCAAGCTTGGATATAGTCACCTCGTTTTCCTTTCCGTTATTGAAGGCTGCCATTATTCTTGCCGCGTTCTGATATCCGCCGAATTTCTCATTCAGATTTTTCTCGATTTCCTCCTTTTCCTCATCATCAGGCTGCCCGTTGTTGAAATTAATGATAACACTTGCAGAGAAACCGTTGGATATTGCATTCAGGTGGAATTGGCTTATTGCCTTCTCCGTCTCCGCAGCGACAGCTGCATCGCCCGCAATAGGGCTGAGAGGATACACTGTGTTCTTGCTGTTCTTGTAGTAGTATATCGAGCTGTATTCTTTGCCATCCGCCCTGAATTTCGGATATGTCATATACTTTACCCTGCCATATGACTTGTCCCAATCCTCACTGTAAAAGAAAAATTCGTTTTTCTTGTCGGAACGGATATTCTTGAAATCGAGGTAGTAGATTTCTGCGATACCACCCACTTTATTGCGGATAACGTTGATAGCGAAACCACCGTAACGGGCATAATCTGCAGAGATATTCCTGACTATGTCTTCAACGGTATCTCCGTCCTTGTTTACCTGTTTTTCCCAAGGGGCATATGTTATCGAGACATTATCACCGACTGTGTAGTCGGCTATTCCGTTTATGATAGTCCTGAGCAGGGTAACTTCCTGATTAAGCCCCCATACATATTGGGGATAGCGGTTGTTGGTTCCCCATTCGATAAAGTCCCGCCCGCGAATTTCGCTCTCCTTTGCCGAAACTATATTTGAAGCCACATAGGTGTCTATTGCGGCGAGGCTGATTTTCTTTTTATTTTCCTTTTCCATATTATTCTTGGTATTCTATGTAAGTTCTGTCGTCTGTGAACGCCGTCGCGTTGTGGGGTATATCACCCACCCTGAGGACGCCTTTTTCAATTCCGCAGGAGTATTCATATTCACCGTCCTTTATCCCTGTTGAATCTATGCTGAAAACAAGGTAGTCGGTAAATCCTGACAAATCCGTCAGCCCTGTAAAGGCATATTCCTGCCCTGTCCCCTGAGACTTTATGACAAAATCATAAGTTTCGGCGGAGTTCGCTGTATTTTTAGGTAAAATGACAGTAGTTTCTTCTGAAGTATGTGCGATATATAGCATAAATGCCCCCGATTTTGTTATGAATATATTTCCGGGCGACTTTGTACATAAACAAAAAAGCCCCTTGACAATCAAGAGGCTTAAATCGTTGTGGGGTGCCTTTACTCGGCAACAGTAATGCCTTCCGCAGCAGACTTTTCGATTTCAAGAGGGAAACTCTTATAATCGTCGGTAAGGGTGATTTGGTAGTAGTTGCCATCTGTCTTCGCTGTACCCGTCTGAGCGGTACCAGCAGTAGCGTTGACAGGCTCGTCTACTCCGATAGCCCAATACTTACCGTTCCCGTCCTTGACGATACCCGCAAGCCCGCCGAGAGCAAGAGCTGCTATAGCGGTTCTCTTAGTTGTCTCTTGACGATTAAACTGAAGAAGAATTTCAGTGCTTACATAGTTGATGCCGTTGGCGTCGTCGATATTGAGGGTACTTGTCATAGAACCAGTGCCCTTGCGGAAATTGTACTCATAGAACGTAGCCCCAGAAGAAACTCCCGTAACAATGACAGGATTTCCTTCTGTATCAGCCGAGACAGAGAAGATACCATCTGCGAAGTTAGTCAACCAAGCCTTGACGATACCACCCTGGGAGGTTGAGCAGTCCTGAGCAATTCCTATAAGTGTTTGTGAACAAGCCATTTTATTTCTTATATTTAATTTTAATTATTTTCAATTTTTCGGGGGCAGCCCGATTGCTACCCCCGTTCGTCAAAAGCTTAGACTAAGTCCGTAGCCGCAGTGCCAAGAATAACAGCGTCAGGATAAAGCGTAGCCACACCGCTGTTCCACTTCACCTTATATTTGAACAAGTCGTCGTCATCGGAGAACCATAGACGGAACTCTTCCTTGTCGTTCATAAGGTCGGTAGCGTACACCATATTGTCCCAAACGGAAGCATAGAGGTGTTTCTTGTCACCTGCGAGTCCGAGGGTGTTGTGCACCTTAACGGAAGTACCAGGGAAGAACATATCCTTAGGCTCACCGAAAGAAGGGTCGTAATGGTAGTAGTTCTTTTCAACGAGCTCCTGAATGTAAGCTCTGTAGATAGCAGGAGAAACAAACACAAGAGCCTTGTCAAGAAGATTCTCAGGGATAGCGAGAACCACTTTCTTGATAGCGTCGTAAACGCTTGAACCGCTTGCGATAGAAACGTTCACAGTAGCTGCGCTGTCAGCGCCGAGAGCCTGTGTAAGGAAGCCGTCGATTAAATCGCCGCCTGAAACGCTGCCCTGCCAAACGAGCTTCTCGAGTTTTTCGTCAATCTTTTCTGCGATACCCTCAGCGATTTCGCGTTCGAAAGGCATATTTTCCGCATTGCCGTTAGCGCCGATGCGAACTGCATACTCAGCGAACTTGCCGATTAAATCATCGGGGCAGAATTGGTCGTTAGCCTTAATGCGAACAGCAGTAATGTCGCGCTCTGTAAAAGCAGTATTGCCTGAAGCGTTGAAGCCGCAACCTGCGCCGCTCTGAAGAGCAGGATCCACATTAAGATAGTTAAGGCGTTCAGTTCCCTTCACACCAAGCTGCTTGCGGCAGTTAGCAATAGTGTCACCCTTGGACTCGCCAAGAACAACGCTGCGGATAAGAACATCCTTCTCAGTTTCCACATAGTTCGTAAGAGCGGAAACGGTATAACCGGAAAGAGTTACATTAGTCTTTGCCATAGTTTTCAATAGTTTAGTTTAGATTATTTATATTTCTTGTTTAAATTGAATATATAGGATTTAAAAGGCGTTTAATTTTTGAAATGGCAAAAAAAATGAGGACGCCCAAAGGCATCCTCATTATAAAATATCACTACAATTTTACTTTCTCCCGGCGTTTATAATCCTTTGGAGATTTGCAAATTGGCGGCTTGTTGCATTATCAGGGGTAGTAACCTTAGCGAATGTCTCCTGAACGCTTTCAGCTGCGGGCTCGTTCGAAATGGCTGCGAGACTGTCCTTGAGAGCCTGAATCTCGTCCTTTATGGACTTGACTTCGTCTTCAAGAGCTGCTATGCGCTGTTCCTTCTCGTCAACGATATCCTCAGTTTCACCGCTTTCGGCAGGAGCCTCTTCCTCTGCGAATTGTTCTTCGGCAGGTTTTTCTTCCTGTTCTTCCGCAGGCTGCTCGCTGCGTCCCTCGTCAATCTTCTCGGCTTCCTCAACGGTAACGAACTCGGAAACAACTTCAACTGGATCACCGGCGATTGCATTACCCTCTGCGTCCCAAGAAATTTCGAAACGGTAGTGCTTGTAATCCATATCAGCCTCGCTCCAAATTTCAGCAATAGCGAAATCGTCACCAGCCTCAACAATCCAACAGTCGAATCCCTTGGAAGCGACAGCCTCGTAGATTCTGCGTTCCTTGTCTTCGTAGCTTTCCTCGAAGGCAGCCTTTACCTTGTTGAATTTCTGCCTGCGGGCTTCAACTTCTGTAACCTGTTCTCCGTCCTCGACTTCTTTTTCGCGGATTTCAGTCACCTTGCCGTCTGCAACGACAATAACTTTGTCTTCGGTTTCATATTCACCGTCAGCTGCGGGGTTGTCCTCAGCGTCAAATACCTCAGCGCCGATTTCGAGCTGCCCCTCGGTATAAAGAGTGCCCTTGTTGGTTTCGGTTTCAGCGAAATCCTGCAGGAGCTTTTTGAGTCTTTCTTTTAATTTTGCCATAACACCTTTATTTTTACTTGTTTTATTGAATTCAACCTGAACAGTCTCGAAAAGTCCCTCTATGGAGAAACCCTTGAAAGTGCCTTCCTTGACTTCATTCCAAATATCGTCGTTGTTTACCTTGAACTGTGCGAAAAGGCTGCCGTCCTCAATGTCTTCGAACCCTGCGGGCGAAATGCCGTTAGCCTCGTCCTTTATGAACGCCTGAACCATATTCACCCCGTCGACGTTGCTGTTTTCAAGGTGCATTATATTCACACTGTTCTGTTTGCCGTCCTTGAATAACTTTTCAGCCATTATCCTGACGGATTCCTTGGAAAAACGGAGGTAATACTCACCCATATCCTCGGAATATCTGTAAATGGGAAAATCTGCCCTCATAAGGACTCCGAGAATCATTCTCTGCTCTTCATCTTCGACTGTAAATTTCTGCGGAGCCTTGTTCTTTCCGAACGCAAGGAAATTGGACTCAACCGCAGGTAAGTCCACAAGCGATATGTTTGCTATGCCTTCGTCGAAATCGACAATTCGGGCTTCGAAAATTGGAATCTTTGCCATAATCAATCTTGAATATAACTAAGTGTTTATTTGTTTAACGGAAAGGCTCAGAAACGGCTTTCCCCTTGCCTCACCTGCACTTTTTTCTGTGCCCTGTCAATATCGGACACCTTCACATAAACAGGCTGTTTTGAAAGGGCGTTCGCAAGGTTGTCGGTATCGGAAGCGCTCGTTATGTTCGCCGTCCGCTCGGGGGTGTAATCGGCGAGGGTAGGGGTAACGCTGACTGTGGAAGAATCAAGGCTCTCGGTTTTGCCTATGGAGGTATTGCGAATTTTCTCAATCTGTGCGATACCTGCGGCTGTAATAGCTGCCGCCTCAGCTGCCGCCGCCGCTATGCCCCAACCACCTGTGTCTCTCGTTATGCCCATAAAGGCACCGATTGCACCTGCTATTGTGTTAATGACTGCCTGCGCTATTTGGAACCCCTTCATCGCCTCGAAGCGTCCTTCAAGCATTTTATTGGCTTCCTCCTCAGTTTTTCCTTCTGCCATCAATTCCTGTTTGCGCCGCTCTATGGAACTATCCATCATATCGGCTATCGAGCCGTTTATGTCCGCAACCGAATTAGCAAGCGAGAACCAATTGTCTATCCGTTCGTCTATAATATCTTTTTCGGCATTCTTGACATCCATTAATTTTTGCAGGAAAGTCGAACGGGCGTCTTCCGGAAAGAATTGGAGATTGTCAATTATTGCCTGCACCCACTCATCCGAGCCTTCTTTGTACTGCTTTATTGCGTCAGCCCAATCGGAATCCACATTGTTGACATAAGTCCTCATCACTTCCAAATAATTGGTAAGCTCAATCTGTGCAGTGGCAAGATTGGAAGTGAGTTCCGTCGAACTCCACCCGGTAGCAAGCTTCCCTGTAAAGCCTGCATATGCCATTGAGAATTCGACGGTAGTATCTTTGAATTGCGCAACAGCCTTTTCTGCATTTACAACGTTTTCAAAAGCCTCCGTCAGCCTGTCATTGAATTCCTTTGCCGTTTCGCCTTCAAGCTGCCCATATTTCTTTATGGCTTCATATTGGATTTTTAAATTGTCAAGTTCCTGACGGACTTCGTTGAAAGTTCCCGATATTGCGGTATGGGAATAGCCCTTCAATGCTTCCTCCTTTATGAGCTCATTTGTCATATTGTTGGTAGCAGTCCTGACTTTCTCCATAACCTCTTTTCCTGCCGCAATGAATTCAGCCTCGGAGCCATAGCCTGTAAGCATTTCATAAATTTTGTCCCTGTCCTTTTGCGACAATGAGCTTCCGCCTTTTTCCTCGACTACCAATGCAGCCTGATTGGCTATATCAAAAATTTTAGATTGACGTTCCTTGTAGTATTTCTTAACCTCCTCCCAATACCTGCTGTCTTCCCTTCTTCCTGTCATATTGGCGTTGAAAAGATTGTCCTGTGCGCTCATTTCCTCCCTTGCAGTTTTAGCTCTGAGTATCTGCATATCCTTATTATATTGCTCAGTAAGAGCCTTTGTGGATTTATGATGCTTTCTCAGAAGAGCAAGTTCCTTGTTGTATTTGTCAGTTAATTTTTGGATTTCCGTCTTATTGTTTTCTTCGAGTTGTTGAAGCAGTTTGTTGGCTGCATCCCTGCTTTCCTTCCAAGCCTTTGCATTTGCCGCCTCGGTGGAAGCAGCGAGTTTTTCGCTTTGTTCAGTAAGTCCCTTTTCCGTTTCTTCAAGACTTTTGAGGGTTTCTCTCAGTTCCTTCAACTCCCCGTTTTCTCCGCGCAAAACCCTTCCAAGCCAAGAATGGGCTTCCCTCTGTGCAATGGCTGTCTTTGTCTCGGATATTGTGGTTCTAATGGCTAACAACTGCGTTCTGATAAGTTCCTGCTTGCGGGCATTCACTTCCTGAACGGAAGCTCCCTGTGCCGAAAGGACGGTAGTTTCATTTTCAAGCTGCCTGTTCTGTTCCGCAAATGCTTCATTTAAATTTTCTTCCGCCTCTTTGAGCCTGTCAACGTCACCCTGCCCGCCCTTAATCAGTTTCATAAAGTCGCCCCAATGGGAAACGAGCAACCCGACTGCGACAACAAGAGCGCCCACACCCGTTGAAATTATTGCCTTGCGGACTCCGGCAAGCCCTGTGGTTGCGGTATTATTTGCGGCTTTTATTGCAGGAAGAAGATCCTTAGTAACTTTGAAAATAGTTCCCAATGGACCAGGCATTTTTCCGAGTTCATTCGCAGCCTTGTCAAAAGCCGCCCCGAAAGCGTTGGCATAATCGCCTACATTTCTTTGGAAATTTCCAGTAAGTGCATCGGCGTCTTTCAGTTGGTCGTTCAGGCTGTTTATCTGCGCAGCCATAGCCTTCCACTCGTCTGTGCCGATTTCCATATTCTTCCACTCCTTCTTCAACGCAATCATTTCCCTATTGAGTGCGTTATAGGAGCCTGCAACGGCATCAGCATCAGATTTTCCAACAGACATAACTTCGTTAAGTTTTGACTGCCTGTCCCTGATTTCTTCTGCCGTCGATTTATATTCGGCGGATGCAGAGTCGAGCGAAAGAAGACTTGCCCTTAAATCATCTATCTGCTTTTTATAGTCTTTCAGCGATACCTTTAAAATCGGCTCTTCCATAGTTTAAGTTTTTCATAGAATATAATTTTAGGTTCGGGCGCTTGGTTAATTCATAAAACTAAATAGCGGGACAATGACGCTGCTTCCGGGTGAGGCTGGTATTTCCAACGCCTCCGTACTCTCCCATTCCCTCAGGACAGTATTGTTGTCGTCATAGTCCACCACCAGCAACCTGACAGTAATAGTTCTTGTAGTCCCGAATTCTTCGGAGGTTAGTATATCTGAATAGGTATTCCTTCCGTAGGCGTAGCGATAGCCATTCTGACAGCGCTCGCCGAGCTGCCCCTTGAACAGTATCTGATTGCTTTCGCTCGTCCCTGTGTATATTATCCAAATCAAATCATAGTTGTCTATGTCGGAAACAGCCGTCGTCTCATAGTAGCCGTTGGAAATGTAGAAGAAGACGCTTCCTCCCCCAGCGGCTCCCTGACTGATTTTAAGCGGCAAATCCGTACCCAAATTGTCGTCGGCAATCATAATCGTTCCCGTTCTTTCCGCCCCGGTGTTCTGTGAGAAATTTATAGTCAGCGACATACTCCCAACACCACCCTGCGCGGGAGACACCGTAACCCAAGACGGGTATCCATATGGAGTCCATCCATTATCCCCCTCGTCGGAAATATCCACCGTAAGCGCGCCTCCCAAGGCAGCAGTAGCAATCGAGGCGGGAATCGGCATAGCCCTCGCGCCCGCTTCCTGCGTTACATAAATTTCAACGGTATCCCCTGTGTTGACTGCGTTTCTTAGGGTGAGGGTTTGGCTCCTCGAGACGTCCCGTCCGTTGGCTTCTATGTTTATTGTAACGAGATTGTTTCCGGTACCCGCGGTAACAACAGGCAACGCCCAAGTACCTCCCGACAAAGTCCATCCGTCGTTGTTTACATCGGTTATGCGAAGCTGTACCTGAGTTGAGCCCGACTGTACCCTGAATGACTGCGGCTCGGCACCGAAGTCAAATCCCTTGCGAGTAAATATCACCGAATCAAGTGCAGAGTCCCCTGCCATAAGGGAAACCGTCGTTGACGTAGTTGCCCCGGTATTTTCAGGGAAAGTTATTGAAATTCCGTTATTCCCGACACCCTGCGAAGGTTCGACTGTTATGCCGCCGTCAGCCTCAATATACCAGCTTCCGCCGTCGGAAATTGTAACCTCACCGCCGACAGTTGCCCCGCCCTGAGGTATCTGCGTTCTTTCAACCGAAAGCGTTCCCTCAGGATTTAAATTGACATCCTTTGAATCATATGAAGAAGGATTGTTTATCTTAACAAATTCAGCGGTTCCCAAATCGTCCGTCCCGATATTCCAATCCTCTATCGAATTAAGCCTCCATAGGGCATTCTCGAAGAAATAGAACGGACGGAACAGTTCAGGTGAAGGTTTCAGCCCGTCCTTGACTATCTTGCACCGCATAACCCTTGTGTTGACGTCATATAAGTCGTTCAGGTATTTCTGCCAAAAACGCCCGTAAACGGTTCCGCCGCTTATCGAAACGCCCTCAGGAACAAACAACTGTTTAGGCTGTCCGAAATCCCAAGTCATAATGTGATAATTGCTGTCCCCGTTGGTAATAAACCTGTCGAAACGGGGAAGGTACTGCGTTGCATAAGCAATCCTCGTCCCGCCCGAATCCGTTTCAGAGTTGGTAAATATCCAGCAGGAACTGTTGTTGTTCAACGTACCCATTATCGGCAAGTCGTCTGTGAGATAATAAGGATAGTCAGTATTGTCGTCGTCCCCTGTATAAAATAGCAGGACGTCCTTTCCATCCACCTTTTTCAAATCAGCATCGCACAACTGCAGCTTAGGGTATTTGTCATAGTATTTGTCATATCCAAGCGCAACGGAAGGAACCAAATCGACAATACCCGCCAAGTCAACCGTTATCGACTTCGTTCCGTTATAAAGATTGTATGTCATTCCTTGGAACATAACATATGGAACGTTGGTTTTTGTTCGGTATGACACAGGTGCCAAGTAATACCTGTTTTTGCCTGTTCCTTCCACAGCACCCTTGAAAATACTGTCTTCAAAAAGATTCTTCGCATCCGCATTGAAATCAAAACCAGTATTTATTTTCTGAATACCATAGGTGCGTCCGTAAGTGTTCTGATATTTTTCCTCAAATTCTCCGCCGACGCTTTCAAGGCTCATATCATACCATTTGGTATCGAAGCTTAACGGGTTTATGCTAATTTCGCTGTTATAGTCCACCTTATCGGATATATCTATGGTTTCTCCCGAATTGTAGAACGTACCCCGCTGCATAATGTGAATAACCTTATCGTTCGGCTTTTTCATAAAATGCAGCCCGAACATTTTAGCATAAGAAAGCAAGTAATCCGCAGGTGTGTGTTCTCCTGACAGAAGAAGCCTTTTCGTAAGCTTCGCGCCCGTAAATCCCGCAGTACCGTTAGAGGTATAACCCGAAGCGGTTGTGCCCGAGGTGACATAGTTTCGATTGTGCGTCATATAGACAGCCACAGCGGTGTCTCCGCTTCGTTCAGGAAGCTCGCAGGTTGTGGAAATATATCCAATTCCCCTGTCGGCTTGTGTAGGTGCGACTGCATAGACAGCCAAGGCGAAAGCCCTTGTATTGTTCGGAACCTCGAACGACATAGGAAGAGCCTCGCTCCATTCATAATACCAATCCCCCACAGAATTAAATTGTCCGAAAGAATAGGTATAATCATTTCCGTACTTGAGCCAATAACTGCTTGAAATTTCATTCATTCTAAGGTAGTCTTCACCGACTTTGGACGTTAGAACCACAGCGGGAGAACCCCCTATAATGTTTGAAGCATTCAAGTCCGTTCCGTCAAAGCAGAGCAGCTGTATGGCATATGCACCATAGCGCCTGTGCGTAGTAGTCCTGTCGCTTGTTGCATATGTGGAAGTATAAAGCTGCTGCGGTATGTCGTCGAACCATTGCTGCGAAGTCGGCTGCACATACATTCTGAATTTCAAATCGACATCTATTCTCGAAGTTCCGACAGGCATATCGGGATTATAACCATAACGGAAAATTGTATTCCACCAACCGTTATAGGTATATGTCTGATTAAGAACAGGAACTGCCGTTCCGGCAGGAACGTCGCTCGCCCCCTGTATGTTGATTTCGCTCGGCAAAGGCAGCGTAATCCAGGCATCTTCGTAATATGGGTTCCTGTAACTGAAAAAAGTAGGATCCAAATCAAACGAGTACCCCTTTGCGGAAGCATAACGCTCGATAGCCTCAAATATTCCGCTGAGCCTTACCACCGGACGTTGGCACCAAGAGCGCAAATCCCTTATACCCCATTCGTCAAGCTTATTTGGCAGCGTTGCGAGTGCGTACCCCTGAACGCTCGTATAACCCGACACCACATTGCTTATCGCTGTCTCGGAAGAAGTCGAGCCTGTCAGCCCGTTAAAATTGATTACCGCCTTGTCTGCGGAAAAATTGTCAGGATACCCGTTATAGCAGGGCGCAAAATTTATGTAGTGCCATTTCCAACTCCTGCTTGCCGAAGGCTTCGCAGTTTTCCAAGCCTCATACAGGGTTTCCTTCGTAAGGGTAAGATTGAATTCGTTCTCATCTCCTCCTTCCATATAAGTCAAGTCCGCAAGCGACAGCTGATTTCCTTCATCGTCGTAGCTGATATCGAAGAAAAATTCACCGAGCCCTCCATAAAGGGTAATATCATACTCCACAGCCTGTCCGTTTCGGCGTACTGCGTCGAGCTTTACATATCCGCTCTCGTAGAGCTCACCATTTACATAAAGCGTAAACGGAGTTTTTTTGGAGGGGTTGAATGAAGTTCCCGTATTTCCGTCATAAACCTGAAACCTGTCAAGTTCCCAAAACTGTCCGAATATCTTGTCGTTATTTTTTGTTCCCTCGATTGTAAGGGTCTTTGAAAACGAGTTGTTCACCACCGTAGGATCCGTCAAGTCTTCCTCGGTAAAATTGTAAAAAATATCGGGAGCCGTCTTGAAATCGACTTCGCTATCCCCTATGAACAGACGTATATTGTTTCTCATTTTTTTACAGACGATATTCCTTATTAGACGCAGCAACGTTAATAGTATATGAAACAAGTTTCTTTTCATTCTTGTAAGTCTTCCATTCCGCCGAATTATCGGTTATGACAACGGGAAAAATACTCCCGTCAGTAAGATTATGCGCATAAACCTTGACAGATGGCAGAAGATTTTTTGCTAAAACCGCAGACTGAGCATCTGACAGCCACCCTGTATGCATTTCATATGTAGGCTCGCTTTCCACCTTGTACTGCGTCCTTGAAAAATCGAGCGGTGCGCCATTTCCCCTGCCATACTCATACCGGGTATAGTTATCAATCCTTTTTACCTTTCCCTCTATTAGGAAAGAATCCCATCCTCCCTTGGCGTTGAGGTAGTAAAGAGCCCAATCCCCGCAACAGGAAGTATCATATGCAACACCGTCGTCAAAAACAACGGTGCTCCCTGAAAAATATGCGGCAGGCGCCACAACAGTCGTTACACCTGACAGAGTATTTAAATTTACCATAGTCAATCCTGAATATATTTTTATTATGTATTGTACTCGACAAAAGTCCATCCTTGGGGTACACCGTTCCCTCCCGTTGTCCATCCTGCAGAAGAATAACCAACGAAGGTTCCCGTCGAAGGCGCCGAATTCAGCCAATACTGCGTTGCATTCGTTCCCGTCAGGCTTGTAGCAAGGCATTTGACGTAATTTATCTGTGTGCAAGCTCCGAATATTTGGCGGTAGCAATTATTTACAGTGCTTGCCGCAGGAAGCTCAGGCCCAGTCGTAAGCGAAGTGCAGCCGTAGAACATTTGGAAATAACAAGAATTAGCCAAAGTAGCTGCAGGCAGAGCGGGAGCATCGACAAGCGAAGTGCATCCTCGGAACATTTGGGCATAGATATATGGAACCACCTCGTTGGGAAGTGAAAGGTTCTTGCAGCTGCGTATATTGGTATTGAAGAGGAACAGCCCGCCTATTGCCCTCTGTGTTCCTGGAAGCGAACTTCCATAGAAATTATCTCCATTAAGCAGCGACAGTATATTGCCGAAGGCGTCTATAACCGCCGTCCCGCTGAAATAAGTATGCGCGCTCATAGTCTCGGCAAGGCTGTTGTTGGTACCCTTGAAACGGACTTCATCGTCGACAGATACTGTTATGCTGTCACCGTTGCTGAGCGCAACCCAAGAGCCTTCGTTAAGCGAATAGCTTATATCCCTTGCGTTGGTATTTGTGTCATTGTAATCAATAGTTCCCGCGGAAACGGCTTTGAGGGTAAAGTATTTGGAATCATAGTTTACTCCCGCCTGCTGTATCGAAAGCGTCGCGCTTATCCCGTCGCCCGAGAAAAGAACTGAACCGTTTCTGTCCGACCCGGTGTTTGCTGCAATATTAATTCTGAAAGTCCTGTTTCCCGCCGTACCGGAAGAGCCTACCGGACTAATCCAACTGTCGTTCGTTGAAATTGTATAGTTAGTCGAGGCGCTTACCGAAACGGTAAAGGAAGTGGCAACTGTCTCATCCAAAATGACGGAATTCGGGGAAACCACTATATAGGAATCACCCTCGATTACCCACAGACGAGGAATACCCGAGGTTCCTCTCGTCCAGAAAGCGGCATTCTCGTTTTTCGCAAAAATTCCGTTATCTGCAACGGCGTTTGTCCAATCGGTAAGGGAATTGCTGAAATTTTGTTCTACAAGGTTACAGCTGATATAGTTCAATTTGTTGCAATAACGGAACATCCGTTGATAGCATCCTTCCGCGTCTGTAGTGGCGGGCAGATATGGCGCCCGTTCGATTTGTGTGCACCCATCGAACATAGCCTGATAGCAATACCGTCCGAGAGTTGTTGCGGGCAGAATTTTAGGTGCCGTAGTAAGATGATAGCAATTCAAAAACATCCTGTTGGCACTATGTAAGTTGCAGAACGGTATGTAAAGGTTTTCAGCGCTTATCACATTCGCCGCCCTGAAGAAATATTTAAGCGCCGTAGCACCTATCTCCGTAGAGGCGGTGAAGCTGTCCCCGTCCAAGACGGACATAATGTTGCCGTAAACGTTGAAGGTGGTTCCGCTTATCACATTATCTGTACTTCCGAAGTTGCAGAAATTAGCGCTGACTGAGTTTGAAGCGGAGTAGCGCAGCGCGTTACCCTTTAACCTAATCTTATCCCCCCGAGAGACGGTTATGGAACTGTTTGGCGAAAGCGTCTGCCACTCCCCGTCATTGACGGAATAATTTATCGGCAGTCCACTCCAAGTCGGCGCTGTGGAACCCGTACTCGAAACATTCCAAGGGATTTGCCCGCTCGACAGCGCTTCGATTGTAAGGTATTCCTTGGAATAGTCGGGCATTGCCTGCGCAAAACTTAGCGACATAGAACCGATATGGACAGTAGCCGTCCTGTCCGCTCCGTCAAGTGCTGGAGCCGTCACAGTAAATACCGTTATACCCGAAGAACCTGACGAGGCGGAAAGCGTCACCCAATCAGCATCCGTACTGATTGCGTAGTTCGATTCGCAGCCTGCGGTAACGGTTATGGTTCCTCCGCTAACGTCAAATTTATCCGCCGAAGCGACGGCGTCGATTCCGCCTTCCTCGATTGCTATCCACCCGTTCGGAATACCATTTTCTCCGACAGTCCAATCATTCATTCCCTTTGCCTTCACAAACAGTCCGAGAGGTGCTACACCTGAAACCCAATTATCCGTACAACCGCTCGCCGAAATGTCCGTTGCAAGACACTTGATATAATTTAAATTTGTACAGCCTGAGAACAGTCTTCGATATTCATTTTCCTTGAGTACCTTTGTGAAAAGAACGGGAGCTGTCTCCAAGCCTGTGAAATTCATAAATTCACCCGCATAGAAAGCGTTCACTCCACTCACCTGCGGCATAACGACGGAATATGCATCCTTGATAACGGCATCGTTCCTTAGGAGTATCCCTATGAACAAATCCGTCTCGCCCGTAACTGCCCTGAAATTCTCGCCGTATGCAAGCGAAAGTATATTTCCGGCTATCGTCAGACTGTTTGTCGCCACAGTACTTCCTATGATAATCGAAGGAGGTGTGGCACAGGCTTCTGTACTTCCCTTCTTGCCTCTGAGGTACACCCATCCACTGTACTGGAACGAAGCGGTTTGTCCGCTGTAAATCCTCGTCCATTGATTACCGCCTGTACTCCATTCCAAAATGCCCTTTTCATCGCAGGCTGAAGTTGAATTATTAACAATTGCAACTTGCCCATTTGCTGATTTAAATTTAAAATATGACTGCAGATTAGCATCCATAGCCTGCGTTACACCTATCGTCTTGTCACCGACGGTTATTGCCGCCGTCCTTTCCTCTCCTCCGTAGTTGCCGTTTGCAGTAACTGTGTATGTTGACACCCCTGAGCTGCCCGAAGAGGCGGATAACGTAATCCAATCAGCAGAGGTTGAAATCGTATATGAAGTGGCTGCGGTAACTGAGAATGTTTCGGTATCCATTTCGTAGCCGAACAGCAAATCTTCGGGTTCCACTATTATTGCTTCCGCAGCCTGTGTGATAACGACGGTATTGTTTCCGATAGTTATACTTCCTGTCCTTTCCGCCGTTCCGCTATTGTATTCGGTATGGACATTTATCGCAGTCTCACCGGTATATCCTGTCGAAGGAGACAGCGTAATCCAAGAAGAATCGCTCGTAGCAGTAAACGGAATATTTGAAATCACATCCAATTGGTATACTCCTTCCACTGCCGAAGCTTCTATTGAAGTTGGAACGACTGTTATCGAAGCCTGTTCCTGGTTTATGGTAAGTGTCTTTGTCCCGACAGATATGACGGCAGTCCTTGCGGAATATTCCGAATTATCCGAGACGGTTGCAGTAAACTCCGTAGTGCCCGAAGCACCCGAATATGCTGAAAGCTCCACCCAATCAGACTGCTCGCTGATAGTGTATGGCATATTTGAAGTAACGGTGAACGAATATACATTTCCGACTGCAGTAGCGTTTATGACGGAAGGGCTAACCTCTATGAACGGCTCAGCCTGAACGACTGATATTACAGCCGTCTGCTGCCTTCCGAACTCGTCCTCGTAAATGACGGAAAGCGTCCCCGTCCTTGTTTCTCCTGTATTATCTTCAACGACAACAATCCAAGTATCGCCCTCCTGTTCCGCTGAAAACCACTCGGAATCTGTAATGACTGAATAAGGAACGTTGGATATTATCGTCAGAGGATACCGTCCGCTCATTGCATTTGCATTTATCACAGCAGGGGTTATTGAAATTTCAGGTACAATTCCATAATTTATTCCCTCTTCCGCAGTCGCCCTGTAAACTGAATACAGCAGCTGCATTCGCTCGTCAATCTTCCCATTTATGGGCTCAGAAAGCGTCGCACTATCCCCGTTCCATTCCCATCTCCCGTCATATGCCCGCAGGATTCCATACCACACAACGGTGCTTGTAGATTCACCGTCAATAGTCCTCACTTCCACCTCGGCAAATCCGTCTCCCTCCGCTTGGACGGTAAGGGCGCTTGAAGCGATATCAAGATACTTCGCTCCAAGATAGTCCTCAACTATTTTCCGAATGTTTATAGAGAAGGCATTTTTATTCGAAAAAGCCCTTCCCCTGTAAACGATGGAGTCGTTTATTAAAATTTCATAGTCTATAATTCCGTTTCCGGCAATCTCCGGAAAAGGTACATTGCAGATTATGTAGTCTGTTCTTTGCATAGTTTAATCATTTTCAGGCTTGAATTGCGTTGCGTAAATAAACATCCTTGGATCCGCGCGGCCGTTTATCGGCTGAGACAGATAACAGTCTTCCGTTATGGAAGAAGTCTCATAGTCAAAGTCTCCGTTAAGGATATTCCAGGAATCAAGAAGTTCCTCGTTTTCCCCTTCCACCTTGTAAAGCGAAAGCGGGCTGTAATCAGCGGCGTCCCGCCACTTAAACCAAGGGCTGTCCGCCTCAGGGAACTTAAACTGCCTTTGCGCCTTGAAATAGCTGTTAAAAAGCTCCATAACGTTTATTCGTACCGTTCCGTCAGGATATGGATAAGCCAAACCTTCATAGAATGTGTCCGGGTTTCGGAGAACAAACTTGAAGGCTCCGCTTTGCGATTCATAAATTATGTTTACCCAGTTCGGAGTTGCAGTTGCCATTTTTATTTTGAATATAAAATTGCGCCGTTATATTTTTATCTTTCGGGCGACGTCGGTGAAAGTCGAAATGACATATGCGTCGAAGTCCTTTTGGACGGCTTCCTGAATTAAATTAAGATACATCCTGTTGACAGTTTCAAGCGTATCTGCGAGCGAATATGTAGGAAGTATTCCGTCTCGGGCTATTTTCTTTGAAATCGCCCAAGCCAAATTTTCGGGAGTGGGCAGTTTTCCGTTCCGAGGCTCGGGCATTATATTGCGAACCTTCACCCATTCAAGAATCTTGGAAACGGGCGGCATTTTTCCCGGGCGTCTTCCATACTCGACATACTCGAGATAGTCCTCGGCTTTTATCGTCACAAGGAATTCAAGATTGTTGTAAGTGACGTATGTTTCTATTGAATTGAGCAGCTTTCCCGATGCAACCTTGTCATCGGCGATAAGCCTCTGCCTGTACATTTCCTTTACAGTAGAGGCATACTCCCAAAGTACATTCATTAAATTTTCAAAAATTCCGTCCATAGCCTAATGTGTCTGCGCCCATTTTTTCGAATTCGCTTCGTCCCGGCGAGCCTTTTCTCTGGAATATACAACTATGTTGAAGAATTCGACAACGTTCTTTTCCCATACAATGCTCCAAGGCTCCCTTGTGGTTTCGCTCACTTCGTCTATGAGCGACAACCAAACATATCCGTCGCTGACTTGAGCTCCGCCATCTTCTTCATTATCTTCTCCCTCTCCGCTTCCGTCAGGCTTCCGTTCTTCATTGCCTTGCTCAGCATCAATGCCGAATAGATTTGCATAGCCCTTATTGAATTCAGAGAGGTTAAGACAAAAAAATAAAGCAGGGTGTTGTAGGTCGTTATCGGAACTTCGTTCTCAAATGTCTTCGCAAGAACGGCGCAGTCGTAGCCTTCCGCATACTTGTGCCCTTTCGGTATGACGAACGTAGTGAGCAGCGCACCCATAAACCTTTTCCTGTCCTTGAAATAATTTTGAAAGTCGACATAAGCCGCGATGCTCATTTTTGAAACGTCATACTCGACAGAATACTCCCCGCTCGGAAGCCGCAGTTTATGCGGTTTCTTAGCCGTATCGAAGCCGAAATTAAAAACCCATCCGATGCTTTTTGCGAGCACTCCCACCTCCGTAAGCGGAAGAGCCCAAACCTCATCCTCCGGAACCCCACAAAGCACCGCAATGAGAGACACCGTCTTCTCGGTATCGCTCGCATCGCTCTCTGTTATACCACAAATTTCTTTGTAAACTGCAATCGGGACGTCGTCCCATTTTCCGTAAATAAAATTCATCTTTTTCCAACAAATGAAAGATTATAATTTCCGTAGTTGCTGCCCTTCGCCTTGTTCGCAAGAGCCGTCGCTATCACAATATCGTCGTTGAAGCCGTATGCACCGTTGTAGGTAATCGAGCCTCCCCGGGTAATTTCCATTCTGTATGCGCCGAACTCAGCCCTGTTCTCCTCCTCGTCGAGCAGGTGGACGTTCCCCTCGCCTATTCCGGCTGCAAGCCCTTCTATAATGTCTCTCTTGCTCCAATTGGAAGTGTCGAACGGCTGAACGTTTATCCCCGTTCCTTTGAGCGCCTTCTGCAAAAGTTTCAAATAGACATCGCCTATACTGTTCTTTTCCGCCAAGACAGATTTAATTTTTCCTTTGAAAGGTAGAAGTATGCTTGAAATTTCCCTAATCTGCATCAACGGATCCGGAATATTGTTCCAATACCTGAGCACCCTTTCCCGTCCGAGTTCGTCAAGCCCTACCACCGCAGTCTTGTCGGCACCCTCGCCCGTTCCCCAGTCTATGCCGAAGAAGAGGGCTTTTGGCTCTTCCGCAAAGCCCGCAGTCCAAGGAATCACACCGAATACACCTCCGTCCTCGTCGACGAACATACCGAGGTATTCGGACTCAAACAGCGCCTTCGGCATAAGCTGCCTGTACTGTTCCAATTTCTCGGGAGGCAGTATCCTGTCGAGTTCCTCCTTGTACTTTCCGTCGCACCAATCCACCGAGAACATTCCGCTGTCTCCCCGCAGTCCCCGCATAAAATAGTCGTAGAACCAACCGCTGCGCGTCTTCGGCGTTGAGGTAATCAGTATCGGAGCCTTGTGGAAATCCACCCAGGGAAGGACTATGAAGAATACATCCTTTGATATGTAGGCAGCCTCGTCTATGCAGAGAATACCTGTAACGGTGAAGCCTCTCAGGGCGTCTCCCTGCTCCGCGCTTCTGAATGAAATCGTACTGCCGTTGACAAATTTAATTTCGCCATCCGCGGCATTTGAAGATTGTATTATCCCGCTTTCATAAACTGCATCCACAATCTCCCTGAACATTTTCTTCGACTGTTTGAACGTAGGGCTCAGGCAGGCGTTGGTTGTACCCTTGTAATTTATTGCCCAACGCAGGAGTTCGTTCTCTATCATCATACTCTTTCCGCACTGACGCCTCGACTTCACAGTAACGACTTTTCCCGTCCCCTTGGAATTGTCAAGAAGACGGTGGACGTCATATTGATAAGAAAACGGATGATAGCCTCTGAGTTCCATTAAATTTCAAATTTAATTTCAGGAATGTCTTCCGCTGATGGATTATCTTCCTCGGCAGGCAGAGCCTCAGCCTCGCCCTCTTCGGGAAGCGCATCCTGTTTTGGAATTATTATGTTCGGCTCGTTTCCGAACTTGAAGTTCATAACAGGTGAAAGCACAGTAGTGTCGTTGTAGTAGCCGCGCGTCTTCGCCAACTGTTCCAACACCCCGAGGGCAGTCTTTATGTCTCCGCGCTCCATACAGATTCGATACATATTTTCGAGCCTTTCTAGGTATACAACCCTGCCCCGTTCCTTGTCCTTTTCGTTGACGTCCACCAACGTTGAAATGACGTAGTTCACCATAAGGTTCGCAGCCGCCTTGTCGACGCCCCACTGCTCCTGCATATCTGAAACGATGTTTTTCTTGGACAGTCCCTGATTCACCATCTTAGACAGCACCCATCCTTCGAGAATCCGTTTTTCTGAAATGGACAGGTTCTTTGCGCACATAGCGTTGTAGCCCTTGCGGGATTCCTCGTCCAATGCGTTGAAATGGGCTTTGAGATATGTGTCAGCCTTATCGAACTTGTACCTGTCGTTCTTTACTCCGGTAATGGATGAGTATGTCACCACCCTCGTCATTCCCGAGGGTGCCTTCGCCACCGACTTGTCAAAATTTGATTTTTTTCTACCCATTCAGTTTCTCGTTTCTATCCCCCGCCCTTTTCTCGGCAAGCGCAGCGCGGGCTTTCGCAAGCCTTTCCAACAGCGAAAGCTTTGGCTCCTTATCTGTTTTCCGAGCCGATTCCTCGAGCGTCTTGAAGTATATCCTGCCCGCCTCTTTCCAAACTGTATACAGGCAGTGGGAACAGCTCCAATTATGTTGAAATTTCCTTCCTGTCGCGTCCTCCGTTATCTTTGCGACTATGTCACTGTCCGCAGCGGGGCTCGGGTGCTTGAAGCCAAACTTAAAGGCTGTCCGAAGCCCGTCCTCAAACTTGGACAATATCTCCATTTCCTCAGGTGTAAAATTTCTCATATTTAAATCACTTTATATTCTTATATTTAAAAAATTGACTATTAAGCCAATAAGTCCCTGCACATTCCACCACAGCCTTTCTATCTGAGGCGTCGACGCAGATATACACAGCAGGACTGCCACCCACACAAGACTGAATTGTCCCGCTACCAGGAGGTAAATCAGCCCCGTCCACCAAGCCGCGCAGGTGGAACATTTGAACGGCTTTTCGGGCAGTCTCACCCTGAAGCCCAACAATTTTGACAGGATAGGCTCTATACTGTCAAAAAATTGAAGGACGTTGATAGCGATGACGCATATCAAGGCTATCAGGAATATATTTAACAAAGTATTCATTTTAACAGTTCAAAAATTCGATTTCTAATTTTCCTTATCAGAATATTTACAGTCGAGGCTGACACACCGAGTTTCTCGCCTACTTTCCGCTGGGAGCTGAGTTCGGCATACAGCAGCAGCACCCTCTTGTCAGTCTCTGAAAGTTTCTCATAGATTATGTGCTTTATTCTGTTGATTAACTCAGGTTCCTCGGAGAAAATGTCATCGTCGGGAAGGTAGTCCCCGAGAATCCTCGTCATATTTATTATCCTTTCCGTTGCCATTCTTCCAATTCCTCCTTGTCCAAATCCCTTCCCGAAGGAAGAGCCTTTTTGTAAATTTGATAATAAGGCGACGTTCCGCTGCATATGTTGTTCGCAGCCATCCGCATTATGTAATATTCGAACTCACCCCGTTCCCAAAGCCTGCAAAGCACTTCCTCAGGCTTTGACATAAGGCTCAGCCAAATGTCCTGACACAAGTCGTCGAGGTTGTATTTCGACTCCGCCTGCGCTATATGCATAGAGCCCACCACCTTGCGAACCAAGTCGTCCCTTGAAATTTCATTTATGATTTCCCGTCCAGACATAGCCTCCCCCTAAATTTTGCATCCTCAGGCTTCAAGAAGCAGCCCATTTCAATTATTTTCCCATCCTCGGGAGCCATTGTGGTTTTGTTGTGCTGCCAAGGGCGGCGCTCGACGCGGGCTTCCGACAAGTCCCACAGGTAATATACCCCGTCGCCAAAAGTCACCAACAGCCATATGCCGTTCTGCAGGCAATAGCTGTATTTCCTCGGAGAAATGCCGAAGTCCTTGAAGTCAGTCGAGGAATAGCCATCCCTGTACTTATGCTCAACCTTCTGCCAAGTACCGCCTGAATAAATTTTACAGTCATATTTTTCAGACAAGTCAGCCTGCAGTATATCCAAGTCGGGCTGAATGTTCCGGAGGGATTTGACTGCCCATACCCTTGAAACGGTTTCTGCGGAGAAAATCCTCTTGCCTTTTTCCGACAGGCTGTCGAAGTCGTCGGCTATTCCCTTTGAAATCCCCCACCGCACAAGACGGCGGAACGCGGGTGTATTATATTCTGCTTCCATACTTAAAACATATGGAACAGAAGTAAAAAGTAAAGCGAAAAGAAATAAATTATGAAGTAGCCACCTAAAAATTTGGTATTGCGTCCAAAATTGTCTATATTTGCAGCAACGCAACCAAGCAGAAAGGTGGCAGGAGGCGTTTTTAGTCAGCCACAGTCATATAGTCAGTGTCGAGGGTTCGAGTCCCTTCCGCACCGCTTAGACTGACTGAGCAGCCAATAGGCTGCAACGACAGACAGAAAACGCCGTTGGATCAAACAGGTTCCATCGGCGTTTCGCCTTTTAACCTGCGACCTAGTTTTTTAAAAGTTGCTACCGACAACTATGTACAAAGGTAAAAGGCAGACTTACTGCATTTCATTTGCCTGCCGCAAGGCGAAGGCAGCGAAAAAGAATGGGCTCAGTCCTGTTCAGGCTATTATCGTAATCAACGGGGAAAGGGTGTGCTTCAACCTGCCCAAGAAAGAAAGCCCTGACGACTTCAAGAAGGCTATGTCAAGCAGCCGTACCAATCCCATAAGGGACTACTGCTATGCCGTAGAGAAACGCCTTGACGAATGCGCGGACAAACTCGTTATGGAGAATATGCCCCTGACAGCGGCTGGGCTGAAACAGGAGTATCTGTTCGGTAACGGCGTATACCGTCTTGAAAGGCTGAAACAGGATTACCTCACAGAGGCTTCGGACAGAAACCTCACCAAGAGGACTATGGAACGGTACAAGGACTCCATAGACATATTTATCAAGGTTAACGGTAACAAGGAAATCCATACCGTAACCACCAACGACTGCAAACGGTTCCTGCAATACCTTACAGCCAACTACCAACAGTCAACAGTCTATGGGCTGTTCACCAAAGCCAAGTCGTTCTTTATCTATGCCTGCGACTGCAATATCATACCAAAGAACCCGTTTGGAAGCATTAAGACAGGTAGGGGCTTCGTACCTAAGGACGTACTCTCAGACGAAGACTACAAGGCAATCAAAGACGCTGACTTGTATTTTTGGCGTATGGAAAGGGTGAGGGACTTGTTTGTGTTTGCCTGCAATTCGGGTTTGGCTTGGACTGACTGCTACCACCTGCGTCCTGAGGACTTTACCGAAATAGAAGGCAAATGGTGCATATCAAAGCCAAGGGTTAAGTCCAACATACCCTATGTGTCCGTAATCCTCCCAGACGGAGTAGAAATAGCCAAGAAATATAACTTCGACTTCACTTCCCTTCAGATATCCAATCAGAAGACGAATATGTCGTTGAAGGACGTACAGATGCACTGCGGTGTAAAGTCTGTGGATTCCCTCTCGTTCCACTGCGCCCGTCACTACTATATTCAGAAACTTACCAAGGCAGGAGTCAACGCTATGGCTATTATGCGCAGCGCAGGGCATACAAATATCTTCCAAACGTTTGAGTATACCAACCTATCCAAGGCTGACGTCGTAAACGAAATTCAGCGCCATATACAGCTCAGTTAAGGTTCGGGTGCCAAGCAGATTCTACACCCTTTTAAAAAATTGCCCGCTCATTAGTCTGTGAGCGGGTTTTTTGTAAAATCTAAAAAAATCGGGACGCAAGTTGGTTACTTTTCTACTGCTCTTTTTGAAAACAGCCGTAGCATTTTTTAGAAATTTGCCGGTGTCAAATATTCGACTTTTTTAATGAATATAAATGACTTATGTCAAAAATTGCTGACAGTTTTTAAAAAATTTATTAAACGAAATTCAAAAAAAATATATTCGCTTATAGCTAAGCGTTAGCGCGAAGCGTAGTGAAGCTAAGCCGCGAAGCTAAGGCTGTTAAAGCTGAACAGCGAAGCAAAGCTAACGCAAAAGCTATAAGCGTTTTACAAAATCAACAGTCTCAGTCAAAATCTGTTGTTTCAAGTCAGTCAGGCAGTTTGCCTGCCGAAGTCAGTCAGGCAATCTATGTCTGTCTTTTTTTTATTTTCTTGTCGAGATGAAAAGAAAATAGCCCAAATTTCCCGCCAATCACCGTCACTTTTCAGACTGCAATTCAGGCTAAATTCAGGCTTAACTATTTGTCTATCAATGGCTTGCCCCTCGTCGCTTAAAGTTATATTACAGGTATCTGTCTTCGTCTGTAACGCAGACTGCCTTTATCCATTTAATTATCTGTCAATGACTTATGGCTGAACGGGGGCTGGCTCAGTATCTAAAAAAATATCAAATCGCTTAAATAAGCCCACCAGACTATCGAATATTTCTCAACATACCACAGCCAA